GCTGACAATGATTTCTGGGCAGCTTGTATGGCGTCACTTTCTACCGGTGGTAAAGTAATTGTTGTATCAACACCAAATGGATATGACCCAATTTATTATGAAATCTACGATCAATCAACAAAAGGTATAAATAACTTTAAAATCTCTGAAATGTTTTGGTGGAAAGACCCAAGATATTCCAAAGACTTATATCTTGTCCCAACAGATGATATGGTTGATTATTTATTACACAAAGAAGAAAGAGACCATTCTGGAAATATTTCATTTGGGGATTCTGACCCATACGAAAGAGATTATGACCACATAAAAGAATATTTCCTTAAAGGATATAAACCATGCTCATCCTGGTATGAGAAAATGGTTAAAAAATTAAAATACGATAAAAGAAAAATTAACCAAGAGTTAAATTGTGAATTCTTAGGATCTGGAGATAACGTATTTGACGCAAAACAACTAGAATATCTAAAATCAAATACAATCTATGATGCACCAAATAAAATGATGGGAAATTCTCTTTGGATGTGGAAAGAACCAGAACAAGGACATAAATACATTATGGGTGTTGATGTATCAAGAGGTGATAGTGAAGACTTTTCATCAATTCAAATTATTGACTTTGATGAAAGAGAACAAGTTCTTGAATATGTTGGGAAAATACCACCGGATGCACTTGCTGAAATAGCATACAAATGGGGATTAATGTACAATGCTTTTTGTGTTGTGGATATTACCGGAGGTATGGGAATTACAACAGTTAGAAAAATGCAAGAACTTGGTTATAAAAACTTATATATTGATGGGGTTGATACGACAAATATCTGGTCGTATAACGCAAAAGCCTTGGATAAAATCCCCGGGATTAATTTTAACAATAAACGGGTTCAGATTATTGCAGCGTTTGAGGAGTATGTAAGACACAAGTTTAAAATTAGAAGTTCTCGTTTGTACAATGAGATGAACACATTTATTTATGTAAATGGTAGACCAGATCACCAGAAAGGACAACACGATGATTTAATTATGGGGATATCAATGGCAATTTATGTTGGGGAATCGTCATTCCAAAAACTTGAAAAGGTTGTTGAAAAAACAAAAATGATGATTGAATCTTGGACTGTGTCAAATAATGATTCAGTTAGTAGACAACTTCATTTTGACCCGGTACTTCCAAATATGAATACAATGAATGATAGATATAGAAATAATAGTGGGCCAAGTAGAGAGGAGTATATGAAATACGGCTGGTTATTTGGTGGAATGACAAGATAAAAAAATGGGATTAGAAAGTAGAAAAACATCTGGCAGATTAATTGGTGGATCAACACTTACTGTGACTGGTCAACCTATTTATTCGGTTAAAAAATTTCCAAATACTTTTCAGTATAAGTATAGACCATTACCAGAAGGTGGTCCCGGAACACCGGTAACAACAACTACAACCACTCAAGAAATAACAACTTGTTATATTCTAACACAAGATTACGATTATATAACAACACAAGATAATTATGTCTTGGTTTGGTGTTAAAATATTTAATATTATAAAAAAATATTTAAATTTTAAATATGGAAAATAAAAATAATGAACTAACTGTTTGGCAACGACTGACCCAGGCCTTTGGTCCCAACTCTTTATTGGGTCAAGATGTCCCAACGTATAAGTTTGATAAGAAAGAACTTTTAAGAACTAAAGATAGAAATGAATACGAAAAAGAGTTACTACAATCTCAACAAACTTTATATTTAGCAAATCAATGGCAAAAGATTGAAAGTAATTTATATACTCAAGCAATATATTATGAACCAACAAGACTTGCAGCATTTTATGATTATGAATCAATGGAGTTTACTCCGGAGATATCAACAGCACTTGACATTTATGCTGAAGAGTCAACAACACCAGATGAAAACGGACATATACTTCAAATATATTCAGAATCAAAAAGAATAAAAGGAATTTTAGCCGATTTATTTAATAATACATTAGATATCAACACAAACTTACAGATGTGGATTAGAAACACTTGTAAGTATGGTGATAATTTTGTTTACTTAAAATTAGATCCAGAAAAAGGAATCATTGGTTGTGTTCAGTTACCGAATATTGAAATTGAAAGGTTAGAAAAGGGTATGTCCCCAAAAAGACCTAACACTGAAGTAAAACCAGACGAGAAGGGTGTTAGGTTTAATTGGAAAGAAAAAAATATGGAATTTAACACTTGGGAGGTAGCACACTTTAGACTTCTAGGTGACGATAGAAAATTACCATATGGAACTTCTATGCTTGAAAAGGCAAGAAGAATTTGGAAACAATTAGTACTTGCTGAAGATGCGATGTTAATTTATCGTACATCAAGAGCCCCGGAAAGAAGGGTATTCAAAGTATTCGTTGGAAATATGGACGATAAAGATGTTGAACCATACGTACAACGTGTTGCCAATAAATTTAAAAGGGATCAAATTGTAGATAATAAAACAGGTAATGTTGATTTACGATTTAATCAAATGGCGGTGGATCAAGATTATTTTATTCCGGTTCGTGATGCAACACAAACAATGCCAATTGAGACATTACCTGGTGCTCAAAACCTTTCTGAAATTGCGGATATTGAGTACATCCAAAAGAAACTTGTAACCGCTATTCGTGTACCAAAAGCTTACCTTGGTTTTGAAGAACCAGTTGGTGATGGTAAAAACCTATCTCTTCTTGATATTCGTTTTGCAAGAACAATTAATAAAATTCAGAAAAATATGCTATCTGAATTAAACAAAATTGCAATTATTCATTTATTTCTTTTAGGATTTGAGGACGAACTTACAAACTTTACATTAGGTCTTACAAACCCGTCAAAACAAGCTGATCTTCTTATGGTTGAGGTTTGGAAAGAAAAAGTATTACTTTATAAAGATTTGGTTACAGATATCCAAGGAACAATCGCACCAACATCGGCGACTTGGGCTAAGAAACATATATTTGGTTGGTCAGACGAGGATATCAAATTAGATATCCAAAGACAAAGAATGGAGAAAGCGGTTGCGGCAGAACTTGTAAACACACCAACAATTATTACACATACCGGATTATTTGATAACATTGACAATTTGTATAAAACTGTAAGTGGGGTAACCGACTCAACAGCCGCAGCACCGGCCGAAGGTGGCGGAATGGATATGGGTGGTGACTTAGGAGGTCCTCCACCACCACCAGGACCACCTCCGGGAGGACCAGAAGGTGGTCTACCAGAAAGTAAGGCAAAGATGGAAAATCTATTATTAGAAAATATTGATAATGAAATATTAATTGGTAATAACTCTCTAGGTGAAATAGAAAAAGAACTTATGAAGATTTTAGATAAGTAATATATTTATTAAAAAACAATTAAAATGAAATTTGGACTTATAAAAAGTAAAATAGAGAAATGTCTAACAGATTCATACCTTAAGGAATCATTTAAAAAAGACATTTTTATTTTTAGTGAACTTGTATTAAAAAACAAGACATTAAAAGAAATGTATTATATGTACGACGAACTATCTTCAAGTAAGGGTTATAGTGATGATTTTGCAAATGAATTCCTTAACGAATCAATAACCACTTTAAAGGAAAGTATTAAAAATTTAAGTTCAAACTCTATTAATGAATTAGATTTATGGTTATCTGAAATAGAGACTAAAAACATATATGAAAATATTGACAATCTAGTCTACACAAAAAACTTAAATCTTGAATCAAGAATTAAAAGTAAAAAGTTTATTTTAGAATCTTTATCAAAATCAAAAAAAGAAGAATACACTGATATGGTAAAATTACCAGTAAGTAAAATTGTTGATGTTGCTAATAAGACAATTTCAGATTATTTATCTAGTATTAACGAATCTGAAAGAGAAGAAGTTAAAAAAATCTTGTCAGAAGACAATGATAAATTATTGGTTAAATATGAAGTATTAAAAGAGAGTACTCTTGATAAATTAAATGATTTAAAATCAACAAACGATGATACTGAAGTAACATCAAGAATTAATCAGACAATTAATAAATTAAATAACGAAACCTACAATAGAGTAAATTATTACAAATTAAAAGATTTATTTACAAATCTTTAGGAGTAATTTTTAGTTTCTGAATATAGATTGCTTTTTTAACCTGGCTACGTTTTACAACAGATTTTTTCTTAAATTCCCGTCTATCATTTAGGTGGGAATTTTGTCTTGTTTTAATCACCTTACTTTTAAGTTCTTTTAACGCCCTTTCTATATCACCTCTTTTAACTTCTACTTTTAACATATTTTGATATTATATTGATATATATCCCAAAAATACATAAACTTCTAAAAAATAAACTAAATAATTATGAAAAAGTTTTATGAAAAAAGGAAAAACTTCCAAAATAAATGGGTTTAGAACTTGTAAAGTCAGTTATGGTACTGTAGACTCAAAAGAATTCAAATCCCTTTATTTAAATTTACAAACCTGGGTAGAACCAAAAAAAGAAAGTCTAAACTGGGAAAGAGTTGTCCTTAATATGACAAGAGATATAAAACATTCTGTGTTTAATAATATTGATAAAAATTTATTTGATGAAAAATTTATAGTTGATTTAGACCTAAGAACAAGTGGTATACAATTAAAGAAAAAATCATTTATGAATCTTGAGATAAATCTATACAACCTAGAAAATCCTATTGACTTTAAATCACCAATTCTTAAAAAAACACTTAAAAAATTATCCAAAGATATATACTCAGAGGTTTTCACACATAACAAATTTTTTAAATTCTATTTAACAAAAAAAGGAAATATTAAACCGGAAAAAATAAAAACTCAGATTGATTAATATTTATTATTAAAACTTAAGATGAGTAATTATAAAATTTTATCACCAAGTGAAACTGGAAAGGGTATTCTAATTGAGTACGATGCCGGATATATCAACCCTAAAGTAACTCAAAATAGTTATATAATGGAAAATAAAAGTTTCCTTGATCACTCAAAACCATTTGAGTTCTACGCTGTATTACAAAAATACAATACGCCAAATAGAAACGGTAGAGTATATCCTGAAGATATTTTAAAAAGAGAAGCTGAAAATTATAAAAAGATGATTGAAAGAGGAACTTCTCTTTCTGAATTAAATCACCCAGAATCTTCTCTTATTGATCTTGACCGGGTATCACACATTATAACCGAAGTATGGTGGGAAGGAAATGTTCTTATGGGTAAATTAAAATTGCTTACAAGTCCAGGATTTCACGAAAGGGGAGTTTGTTCCACAAAAGGTGATTTGGCAGCAAACTACTTAAGACAAGGTGTTACTTTGGGTATTTCATCTCGTGGAGTTGGTTCACTTAAAAAAGTTGGTGAAACAAATGAGGTACAAAAAGATTTTGAATTAATTTGTTTTGACCTTGTA